CGAATTGCGGTGGTCTGTCATGGCCCCCGAAGCCGTTAAGGGCCGCAAGGTGTTCCATAAATTGTGGGTCACAGACTTTGATCCAAACGCCAAAGACGACACAAAGGCCAAGGCCAAGCGCGACAAAGCGCGGCGTATGCTGGCGGCCATTGACGCAAACGCGGGCGGAAACCTTACGCGCACCGGCGAACAGCCAACCGACGAAACCTTGACGCTGCACCTTTATAACAAACCGATGGTTGTCAAATTAATGGTTTGGTCAATGAAGGGCAGCGATGGAACGGATATGGCGGGGAATTGGGTCAGCGCTGTTTCGCCGTCTGACAAGCCGTTGCAGATCAGCAACGAGCCTTTGCCTAAGACAAGCCAAGCACCTGCAAGCGGCGGTGGCGGCGGTGGAACATATGGCGGCGGATCGTCTGTTGCCGACGACGAAATCCCGTTTTAGGTTTAACGCAACAAAACCAGCGGCGCACAACCAACGCGCCGTTGGTCAACAGCAACAAAGGAAAACAAAATGACACGCGAAGAAATGGACACGATCTTAAACGCAGCCTTTGCAAAAGTATTTGGGGAAAAGTGGTGATGGAACAACGAACACCTGAATGGTTTGCGGCGCGGGCCGGGCGGATCACGGCAAGCGGTGCGGGTGCGTTGCTTGGAATGTCACCGCATACAAGCGAGGCGGACGGGTTTCGCAGCCTTGTGCGGTCAATGCACGGGATGCCTTCGGAATTTCTCGGCAACGTGGCGACGGAATATGGCACATTTCACGAAGCCGGTGCGCTTGTGGAATACTGCATGGAAACGGGGTATGATGTTAAGGATTTAGCCTTTTCACCATATGCGGATTGGCTAGGCGCGTCGCCCGACGGGTTGATTGGCAAATATGGGATGCTTGAGATAAAATGCCCATTTGGCAAGCGCAACGAAAACCCTCCAATTTTTAAGTCAATCAAAGATCAACCGCATTACTACGCACAGATGCAAATCCAGATGTTTTGCTGCACGGGTCGCGATTGGTGCGACTTCTTTCAGTGGTCGCCAAACGGAACTATGGTTGAAAGAGTGTGGGAGGATGACGAATGGCTTGATAAAAACATACCAATCCTGCGCGAAATATGGGAACGCGCCAAAGCCGCCGATCCTGCCGACTTTGTGGGGCCAAAGCGTCAAGAATACGACACGCCCGAAGCTGCCAAGCTGGTCGCGGAATATGACGAATTGTCCGAAGCAATCGACAACGCCAGCGCACGCAAAAAAGACATTGTGGCCCGCATGGTTGAAATGTCTGGCAAGCGTGACGCGGTTATAGGCGGGCGCAATCTTACCCTTGTGAAGCGCAAGGGGTTCGTGTCGTATGCAAAAGCGATTGGCGTGTTGTTGCCCGATGCGGATCTTGAGCAATGGCGCGGCAAGGCAAGCGAAGGCTGGCAATTAAAGTGACGCCAGAACAGGAGGACCGCGCAAACGATGCTGCGAACAAGATCATCGCGGAATTAATTGCGGCACAAACGGCGGATGAATGCGAGGCAGTGGCAGCACGACACGCCGCCGTTTTTGCCCGCTTGCAAGCGGTTCATCCTGTCCGGGCTTTGCACATTATTAATCTAGCGGGCTTGCGCAAGCGTGATTTTACGCGGGCCGCGCGGGATGCAGCACAGCAACAAAGAAAACAGCAAGAGGATTTATTTCGATGAAAAACCCATGGCAGCGACACGTTAAAATTGGCGACTGTGATTTGTACCTAGGCGATTGCCTTGAGGTGATGCCCGCGCTTGGGAAGGTCGACGCGGTTGTGACCGATCCGCCGTATGGAATTGGTATTGCTGCAAATCCCGTACGACAAAAGCATAAGAAAAAAGACTGGGACACGTTTGCAGCAACGGACGCACATATTAAAGCCATGCTCGGCATATCAAATGAGCAAATAATATGGGGAGGGAACTATTTCAATCTTCCACCTTCACGGGGCTTTATGATCTGGGATAAGAAACAGCCCGAAAACTTTAGCCTAGCAATGTGCGAAATGGCTTGGAGATCCAAAGATTGCAACGCCAAGATATTTAACAAAAGCGTTTTAGGATATGATAAACAACACCCTACCCAAAAACCCGTCGCCCTGATGGAATGGTGCCTTGGTTTTCTACCCAACGCCGAAACAATTCTTGACCCATTCATGGGCAGCGGCACAACCTTAGTCGCCTGCGCCAAGCTGGGCCGCAAGGGGATCGGGATTGAAATGGATGCGGACTATTTCGAGATCGCCTGCAAGCGCGTGCAGAAAGCATACGACCAGCCGGATCTATTTGTCGCGCCGCCAACGAAACCAACACAAAACGGATTTGACATATGACCCTGCGGACATACCAACAGGACGCGCACGATGCGGCGTGGTTGCACATGCGGACCAGCGTTGACCCTTGCTTGATCGAGGCGGCAACGGGCGCGGGCAAAAGCCACGTTATCGCGGCGCTGGCGCAAACAATTCACGGCGCAACAGGCAAAAAGGTTCTATGCCTTGCGCCGTCTGCCGAACTGGTCACGCAAAACCGCGAAAAATACACAGCCAGCGGTCACAAGGCCAGCATGTTTAGCGCAAGTGCGGGCGCAAAAGACCTGCGACACAAAGTGGTTTTCGGCTCGCCATTGACCGTAAAAAACCGCATCAGCCACTTTCAATCAGGCTATGCCGCGGTTGTTATTGACGAAGCGCACGGCTTAACGCCGACCATTAAAGGCATCATTGACGCAATGCGCGACGGCAACCCGATGCTGCGCGTGATCGGCCTGACAGCGACGCCCTACCGCCTTGGCAGCGGTTACATCTTTCGCCAATGGCCGGACGGCAAGGTCAACAGCGACGAAACAACCCGCGACCCATATTTCCCGATTTTAGTTGACCGGATCACAGCGCCAGAACTGATTGACCTTGGTTTTCTGACAAAGCCCGTGCTTGGATCGGCGGGAACCGAAGGCTATGACACGGCCAGCCTGACAGCCAATGGGCAGGGCAAGTTTGACAGCCAAGCCGTTGACCGCGCATATCACGGACACGGGCGCAAGACCGCGGCAATCGTTGCGGATGTTGTCGCGCAGTCGATCAACCGTCAAGGCGTGATGTTTTTTGCCGCAACGGTCCAGCACGCAAACGAGGTCATGGCGTCATTGCCGCTGGGCTTGTCTGCGCTTGTGACGGGTGAGACGCCAGCAAGTGAACGCAAGCGGATCTTGTCGGCGTTCAAGGCGCGCACAACAAAGTATCTGGTCAACGTGTCTGTGCTTACGGTCGGCTTTGATGCGCCGCACGTTGATGTGGTTGCGATCTTGCGCAAGACGGAAAGCGTGGGGCTGTTGCAACAGATCATCGGGCGCGGGCTGCGCTTAGACACAAACAAGCCGGATTGCTTGGTTTTGGATTATACGACAAACATTGAGGATCATTGCCCCGACGGTGATTTGTTTGCGCCAGAAATCAGGGCAGGAAAAGAGGCGGGCGAGGGCAAGGCACCAGCGGTTTGCCCAACGTGCAGCTATGAAAACAGGTTTTCTACCAACATTAAATATGTGGACTACGACAAAGACGTTGCGGGCTACTGTCTGGATCTGGACGGCAATCAGGTTATGACAGACTATGGGCCGCTGTCTGGTCATCATGGCCGCCGGTGCATGAACCAAGAAAAGACTGGGCCGCTTGGCACATACGAGCGCTGCGGGTATCGGTGGACAAGCAAGGAATGTGTGTTTTGCGAAGCCGCAAACGACATCGCCGCGCGTTATTGCTGCGAGTGCAAGGCCGAGATCGTGGACCCTAACGAAAAATTGCAGATGGATTTCAAGCGCACAAAGCGCACGCCGACAGAAATGCAAACAGATGAAATTGTTTCAATGGTTGCGCGTGAGGGTGTTTCGCAAAAAGGCAACAAGACAGTGCGGGCGGATTTTGTCACGCCGTGGCGGTCGTTTTCGATATGGTTCAGCCCTGATAGCCATTACACAAAACAGCAAGGCCAGTGGATTGCGTTTCAAAAGGCAACAGATGGCGGCACCCCTAAGACGATCACTTACCGCAAAGACACGGCCAGCGGCTTTTATAACGTCTACGGTTACGACAGGCCGCACGATGTCGAGCCGGATCATGTCGAGGTGATGAAATGAAACTAAATGACCTGCCGTTTCGTGTCTATGGCGACACCGATTTTCGCAGTAAATGCGCAACGGAAAGCGTTGAACAGGTAACGTTCTTCAATCGCTTGCGCACGCAATATCCTGATAGTTGGGGGTTGCTTGCCGTTCACCCGCGCAACGAACAGCAACTGCGCGGGGGGCAGTTTGGCGGCATGTCAAAGCAGAAAGCCGAAGGCATGGCCCCCGGCGCGTCAGACATTATCTTGCCCGGACGTGTGACGTTTGTTTGTGAATTAAAGCGCCGTGACAGCACCAAAAGCACGTGGCAGGCGGGGCAGGTCGCATATTTAATTGCAGCGCATCAAGCGGGCGCGTTTGCCTGTGTGGCGCTTGGCTGCGATGCCGCGTGGCAAGCGTTTAACGACTGGCTTGCCACGCAGAGTTAAGCCACCGCCTTGGGTGCAAAGCTGGCCGCGCCGCACGATCGACAGTAATGGCCGCCAAAGATTGACGGTTCCCATTCATGCCCTTGCGCAGCGCAACGCGCTTCAAATCCCGCGATTAACTTTTGGATGCGGGCTTTTTTTTGGTCCGGTGTGAGTTCAGGTTTTGTCATTGTCGTTTTCTCCCCTTGAATAGTCTTTGATGATTAACATGCGCGTGTAGGTCGACGCGCCAACGCCCATAGCAGCAGCGGCGCGTTCCAGTTTTTCGCGGTCGTCGTCTGTCATAAGAACGTGCAACCGGTTTGTGAGTTTTTGTTTTGTGTTTTTCATATGCCCTTTATACAGCAACGCCAATTACGCGCAACATATATTATGCACATAAAAGGTGTTGACAGTGCGGGGTGCTTGCTAGATAAAGGGGATAGAAGCAAACAAGGAACCCAAAACAATGACACACCAAGCCTATTTAGAACGTGCAAAGGCAATGCAGCCCGAGCTGCCAGCCGATGACATCGCGCACATTGAGAAGCACGGCAACAACCCAGACGTGACCATGCAGCAATATGGACGCGTTGCAAACATCTACGCCGCGATTGACCGGGCGCGCCCAAAACCACCCGCGCCAGCTTATGACCACGAAGCCGAATTGCGCAAGGATATGAAATTTCGCCGCGATATGGTCGAGACTGGCAACGGCCTTTATGAGCCTTTAAGCTGGGGGGCGCTGGTATGACTGTCAACATTTCAATTCACCACATCGAAATTGCCGTGGCGAAAACTTATCCTCAGAACGATTTTGACTGTGTTGAAATACACAACTTCAACGGGCCAAGCGTCCCAATGTTTTTGCCTTTCGGCACAGGACAAGCCGTAGCTGATGCAATCAACGCCGCAATCAAGCCTAAGGAAACCGAATGACCTTATATCACGCAACCATTGCCGCCGCTGTGTTCCTCGCAGCATACCTTGCCGTTGTCATGCCTTACGTGGCCTACCTATACGCAACGGGGGCCGTGTGATGAATATGCGGGATAAGATTGCGGCAGAACACGACCGAATTATACACGCAACGATTGACGAGCCGTGTAGCTACAAGCGTTCAGTGTTTCGTGCCGGTTGGGATGCGCACAAAGCCGCCCTGCCCGATATGATTGCGCCGTTGGTTTGGCGTGGTGACTTTGCACACAATGGCATGGGTACGATGTATCATTTAGACCAAAGATATGACGGAACAGTTATTGAGATAATA